TCATCATGCACATATGCACAACGTGTGTAATCTACATTATATGTAAGTCCAGCATTATCTAACATTTCTTGAGTAGTGACAACCCACCTTTTGCTCAAAATTGCTCCAGCTGACTGAAGCAGGAAATTAAGCGAGCTATGTTCTGCACGACAGAAAATTGGTCGCCCGTCGAGCCCTTTAATTCGACCAGTTGTACGTACTTTCATTTTGACGGCTTCAACAAGAGGCTCAAGACCAGGAATTGCTGCCAAAAACTTCTTACGTAAATTAGAGCCAAGAGCTTTTTTCTGAGCATCAGATAGCTCAGGACGCAAACTGTGGCCTAGCTTGAGGTCTCCGGCGCCATAAATGAATGCGTAAGTGAGAGTCTTGACTTCAGAACGACTACAGCCAACACGGTCAGCGTTTTGCTGGTGAATATCTCCTTCAAGGACAACACGAGCAAAAGAGCCCTCATCAAACCTGTGGAGGTAGTGCCCAAGGCATCTGAGCTCTAGCCCTTCAAGGTCACTGCCAACCATGACCATACCAGAGTGAGGTACAAACAGCTCACGAGCCCAAGGTGCACTCACAACTTGTCCGAGGTTTGGCCCCCGATGCGCGTTACGGCCAGTCTGTGTAGCAAGTGTGCAGGAATGATGGATGCATCCATCTTCTTCAATGGTGTTAAACCATGAATTAGAACCTTCTGATAGTTGTCCCAGCCATTTCTGGAGAGTTAGTAAGCGAATAAACCACTCGCACTCTTTATGTAGATCAGTATTTTTTTGCTGAAGTGCAATGTCACGTACTTCAGAAAGAGTCGCTTCATCGACCTTAGGCTTGCCTGTATCTGTAACCTTCGTAAAACGTGCTCCTCGGTGCGTTTTTAGTGCCCAGGCAATGTGCTGACGACTAGTAGGGTTAAACGGCTCAAGGCGTGTCATAGGGGCACCTGAGTGGTATCCATTCTTTTTATCCCTACGCTTTGGTGTAAATACTTTCCCAGGCACATAGCGATAACGCTTTTGTATTTGGCTTTCAATTTCTTCAGATTCTTTGCGCAGCTTATCTCTTACGCTATCTGCATTATCAAGATCGAATTTAAATCCAGAAGCTTCTTGCATAGCCATAATAGTGGCCATGCGCATTTCTAACGATACACAATCAAGCATAGTCTTCCATCCTCCTAGTCATTAGTTCGTATACTTTTAGTGTCACAGCTGTATCCTGAATGCAATAACTTAGCATTTCAGGGCTGTATGTTTCCCAAGCACCTTCATGCTTAGCATAATCACCTTTAAAGCATTTCAACCGATAGCCCCACGCTTCTAAGGAATGTCTGCCGTAGAGTTTTTGCGGCATGCCTGTAGGGCGTCTTTCGTAATCACGGTCAAGAATATGGGGATAAAACAAACGAGACAACACAAGAGTATCAATGATTTCTCCTTCGTAGTCGAAGTCATATCGTTCTTTAATTAAAGGTATATCATATCCAATGATATTATGTCCAATCAACACATCTGAACGTAGAAGCCGTTCAATACCCATTTCAATTGAATGATCTGGGCGATGATCATAAACTAAATGTTCATTAGAGTTATCAATATCTCGTGCAACAATGCAGTGAATATTTGATCCCCTGCGCAACAGACCTGTGCTTTCTATATCAAATAACAATGTATGTGTCATGTGTCTACTTCTTCTCCATTTACAAATTTTTGTTTATGAATCTGTGTACTTTGATTAAATTTTGGAGCTAGTTTGTTTGTCGCAAATCTTTGATCTGCGTCTTCCCAATAATCAATTATTTTTATTTGTAATTCATCTCCTAATCGAGCTGCTCTTCTAAATTCATCTTCATAATAAGGTTCCCATTCGTGTACTAAGACGATTACTTTCTTTATGCCCATAAGATGTAATTGAAAAATTGAGGAACTAAATGGCCATCGTGTTGAATAAACAATTGAGCCAGCTAATGATGTCCCTCGTTTTGAAGCAACTCCAATTGCATATGAAATACAATCAATTTCTACTTTGCAAGCAGCAATTAAATTTCTGCCGTCTCCAATAATTTCACGATCTCTGACAATAATACAGCCACCTGGAATTGTAGGATGATTTGACCCCTTTCTTACAGCCTTAGCAATATTGATAAAGTATTTATCTTTATCTTCGATGTATGACGGGTCTCCCTTAATTAATGTCATAGCTTATCAATTAATCGTGACAAATACCATTGAGCTTTTTCTGCATCTTTTTTTGGATTGTCTTTAAGCCACATACGCATTATGTATTTAAGTACATTCCACTGCAGACCCCCGAGTACTGGAGTAGGTGCATCTTTTACGGCATCTTCAATAGTATCTATAACTTCTTGATTACCTCCTGTGTAGTGAGGCGGATGGTTAACCTTGTCGTCAATGACTTTGTTTTCAGATGCTACATTTATTTCAGGATTAATAGACAATTGCCATTTTTCAAATTCATCATATTCATTTAAAAATTGGTCGTAATTCATATTTTTTGCATGTCGTAATCACATTTTTAATATAAAGAATATCAGAGTAAATTGTGATGTGTTCACGTGAAGTATTGACGGCGTTAGCCGACCTAACATCGTTTAAAAAACAAATAGTTGTCTCTTATTGTTAGCACTTCATGCTCTTGAAGATGATCAGAAAGTTTTTCTAGTACATAGTCATTGGAATGAACAAAATGTTTCATATATAGAGCAATGCCTTCGCTTAATTCCTTATCATCTGGATAGTACCAATAATGTGGTATCAAGCTTTCCCATGGATTTAAATCATTAATCAACCATGTATTTAAATCTTCAATTCTTTGAGCAGTTTTAATTATATGTGCTTCATGTGCTAATGATTCAGGAATAAATAAATATTTGTTTTTCATTAATAATGCATGTTTCCACATCAAAGTTCCATCTTTGACTATCAATCTGCATGGATGTACATTTGTACCGGAAGGCAGTGTATAAAGATATTCTTTGGGGATATGTTTGTGCATTACACATTACCCCGATTATCATCATAGTATTGAAGATCTTTTGACCAATCATCTCCTGAGTATTCGTTATAACAAATTCTGCCAATATCTCTAAACGTGTTGTAAAATAAGCTTATTTTGTCAATATCTGATATAACTTGATCTAGGGGGGGACCGTAAACAATTACATTCCATGTAGAAGGAGAAACATGTTCAAATCCAGATCCAGTAGCTCGTAACTGTCTAACACGTTTAAACGGCACACAAAATGGATAGTCGTAAATTGCAGGACAAGCCCTAAGTAATTCAGATGCACTAGTAAAAAATATAAATGATTCAATGTAAGAGTTTCTGTATTCACTAAGTGTTTTATTAAACCAAAGTCTACTATTGCGTACTGCTCCCTTTGGAGCTACAAATACATTTCCATGCCAATGCTCTTGAAGCGGATTTACTTCAAGTGATGGAACAGATACGGCATCTACAAGAACTTGTTGAACAGGATCTGACGTAGGGTCTAAGTCGATGCTTCCCATCACAGCCCTAGCCCTTTCAATAATTTGTGGGGTGGGGTAGAGGGGAAGTTTCAAGCCTTGAGCTTTTAGCTTGTCATGTAAATTCTGATGCGAACGCTCGGAGGCTTTCTTGGCTCCCTCCTGCTTCAACCGCAAATGTTCTTGTTCCTGCATCGCTAATTAATGTAATTAATACGTATTTACTCCAATCATTTGTATCAACTTCGTTGATTAATGGTCGTAAAAAATCAATGACATCCTCATCCTCATGCGATTCTGCAACAAGCAAATCTCCTTCAATGTCTGCTCCAGCCATATAGACAGAAGAATCATTGAGTAAATTAATGACAAGTGATCCTGGTCCACGAGATTCAATACCTTTTAAAGCTATTTCAATTAGATCGGATAAAATCAATTCAGCAGTAGCAATAAGAAAGTTTTGCTCTTGCTCTTTTTCTTGTCCAAATCTATTTGATTGAACTAGCTTTTGTAGTAAATCTGTTCGCCTTGACATAATGTTATGACTCTTTAATTAGGATAATCAATTTAATATTCATATGTGGGGTTGTCATTGTTATCATCATTGTCTACATCCAACTCTCGATATAGACCAGGAAATTCTGGATCTGCTTGTGAAACGTGCCGTCCTTCAAGAATATCGTTCATCACTGCTTGAACTCGTTTATTAAAGCTGGCATTGTTATCAAGAAACAGATCGGCTCTTTCATCAATAATTGACGATTGATCTTGCTTTGCTTCTTCTGCAAATGCTTGTTCAACTAAGTATTCTTGCACTTGTTGCTTTAATGTATGAATTTGGCAGGCAAGTTCAAAACTATCTATATAACTATCATCATCTACAAATACTCCAATATTTTGAGGTATAAGATGAAATGGATTACAGCAATACTTATTTCCACATGTTGTTTTGACTCCTGTATATCCTAAATCACCCCAGCTAAACCACATTGCTACTCGCTGTGGATGGTGCTGTGTGGATGTGCTTATTCCTGGTCTTCTCCAAGAAAACTGAGGCTGATGTGTCCGTGAATTGATGCAACCACGCCAGTTCCAGCATTCGTCAGGAGCTGCAATATCAACTTGACTCCAAAATTTTAATGCTCTTTGGCGATGTTTTTTTAAAAGCCCGTCAATATTAAAAGACAGGCGTCCTTCTCTGGCACCCGCAACGCACCTTGTACATGCTTGATGACTTTCATATCTCAGTGAATGAGAAGAGAACCTACCTAATCCATGACCGGAGTACAGGCATAGCTCTCCTTGTTCTGCTGTATTTGAAATACGTCGATTACGTCTTCCATATGGATGACTTTTTTTACTAGGCGTTGCTTCTGACATTAGAAATCATTCTCAGGTCGACAATAATTACCACCCAATGCTGGGTATTGTTCAATAATAGGCAATGGTTCAATTTGATTGTTAACGATATGTTCGTATCGCGTACTATTTTCGTACTTAATACGAACAAGTTTTGCCTTTGGTGTGTAATACTCAGGCTTACCCACAACTAATGCAGTAAGACCATTGTTAGCAACTTTGACGCGCAATCCAATTTCAATATTCTGTACAAGCATGATATTTATTCTTATAGATTTAGTTTAATTAGAAGTCTTTTAAAATGTGATTTTCTTGAATAGGATCATCTGCTGGTCGCTTCCATATACGAATTGATTTACCAGTTTCGTTGCCTTGTATTTTTCGTCGAGTGACTTCTCGTCGCCAGCCAACTGTTTGCAACACATCTGCAACTCGTCTTGATTCTTTGCGTCCTTGTTGTCGTGGATCTAAATCAAGTGCATACACCAATACTTGAGATGCTGTAACCTCTTCGCGATCAGCAATGAACGAAAGAATTTTGTCAGTCCAGGGATCAGGATCGCCAAATTCTTGGATGTACTCCGATATTTGAGCAATTTCTCCGCTACTAAATTCGTATGCTGTACCATCTCTATAAGCTTGTACTGCAGAAGCCCAAAGTAAATCCCTTTCTAGCTTTAGACGTTCAAAAGGAATAATAAATCCACTTCCTATTTCAAGTGGAACAAACCTTCTGTTACCGGTGCTATCAACTAAGAATTGATTGCGATTAGTAGTGCCAATCATTACAAACCTACGAGGCAGGCTTTCGGGTAATGTTGCATATGGTCTACGTACTTCATCGACACGAGTAGTAATTAGATTTTTAAAGTTTTCAATGTTTCTCGTGTGATTAAAGAAATGATCAATTTCAGGTAGCTCCAAAAGCCAACCAACATGCAACCTATATTGTTCTTTCATGAGAGTTTCTAAAGGAGTACTCACTTCAGAAAACAATTTATCTGGAACAAGGTTGCGACTAAACATGGATTTGCCGATACCCTGAGCACCAACTAATATTGGAAGCCATGACATCGAGCATCCTGGGTTCATTGCTCTAGCGACTGCACCAATCATCATGCGTTGCATTGCAAGTGTCGCAAGCCTATTGCTATTGCCTAGGAATATTTCTCCAATATTGTCCCACTCAGCATGAGGGATTGCATGTTCTGCACATTGGTTGAGATATCTTTGAATTGGACAATAACGATTAATCCCGGCTGCATACTGAACAGCAGACTTTACTCTCATTTCTGGAATAAATACGCCGTGCTCACAAGATAGTTTTACAGTCATTAAGTCAA